TAGGCCCGTCCGTGACAGAAGCTCATCATCGTTGATCTGCACGCCCATAGCGTCCAGAACTCCAGCGACCATCTGGTCCGCCACCTCGTAGCTGTGGCCACTAGCAGCCACGCGGTCAACGAGTGTGCCCCGCTCGTAGCTCGTCATTGTGGACAGTCCATCGCGCTCCGATCATAACCCGGCACGGCTGGCAAGTCTAGCAAGGGCCTTCCTGCCGCCGTCACCGGTGACGCTCACGTGACTCCCACCGTCACGCGTGACGCAGCAACGGCCAGGGGTTGACAGACGCCACCACCTCATCCTACGATTGACCTTCGCAGGTCGGGGTGGGCCTTTCCCGGGCGCCCATACCGACTGAGGGAAGACCGCAACCGGCCATTCACGGGAGCGGCGCCCCGACCAGCGTTTGAACCTGAATGGAGGGAATGGATGAAAGAAGCTCTGGCGCGGAACGGTAGCAGCAGGGCCCGCCTGCCGTGAGCGGATTCGCCAAGCTCTACAGCACAATTCTCGATTCGAGCCTATGGGTCGGAACAGACCCTGCCGTCAAGGTTGTGTGGATCACCATGCTGGCCAAGGCGGACGCCTACGGAGTGGTCCAAGCATCAGTCCCCGGCCTCGCACATGCCGCAGTCGTCTCGCTAGAAGACGCAGAACGCGCCCTGGGTATCTTCCTAGCCCCCGATGAGCACAGCCGCACCGAGGACCACGACGGACGACGAGTTGAGAAAATCGACGGCGGGTGGAAGCTCCTCAACTACCAGAAATACCGAGAGATGCAGACTCCCCGCCAGGAGCAGTGGGCTCGAAGCCAGCGGGAGCGGAGAAGGAAGGGGCGGGCATCCACCAGTGGAGGTGCGTTGACATGTCAACGTGTCAGCACAGAGGCAGAGGCAGAGGCAGAGGCAGAGGCAGAAGGTACTGCAAGAGTCTCTACCCCCTCCCCCCACCCAGAGACTCTCGGGAGCGGCAACGGCGCCGCTCCCACCTGCCCGCACGATCAGATCGTCGCCCTCTACCACGAAGAGCTACCCGAGCTGCCACAGGTGCGAAAGTGGACGGCCAAACGCCAGGAGCACCTGAGAGCACGCTGGCGAGAGGACGAAGAGCGCCAGAGCCTGGACTGGTGGCGCTCCTACTTCCAGTCGGTTTCTGCCAGCGACTTCCTCATGGGCCGCAACGGCAAGGGCTGGAAATGCGATCTGGAATGGCTGGTGAAGGAATCGAACCTCGTCAAGGTCATTGAAGGCCGATACGCCGAGAACGGCAGACGTGGATCTGTCCATCGGCTTGACGAGGTGGACTGGGAAGCTGAGAAAGCGAGGTATGCGCAGTGAGCGTCGGAGGCGAGAAATCGAAGACTCCATGTTGGTGGTGCTGTAGGCAGCTTCAGGGCTGGCACGGAGTCCGCGTGAAGGTAGATGGAAACGAGGTTGTAGTCCACAAGCAGTGCCTGCGGGCGATGCGTGAAGACGCCGATTTCGGGAGTAGGGTGCAGGAGCCAGAGCCTTGACTGAGCTGGGAAAACTCCTCGAGATGCGCGAGCGCACGGACTGCCCGAAGTGCTCGCAGTGCGGCGAACCCTGGCTCTCCGAGGCACTGGTCAATGGCCTGTGCATCGAGTGTCTGCCACGAGACGACGGCTCGCGTGAGCTGGCACTGCGTCAGGTGCCGCCGCGCTACAGGCCGGCAGTCGAGACTCCGCTCCATCCGGACGTCGCGCACTGGCACGGAGAGCCGTGGTCCGTTGTCGTCCAGGGCGTCAAGGGCACCGGCAAGAGCTGGACCGGGACGCGGCTGTGGTGGGAGAACGCCGTACCGGGAGCGCTGTGGTGCGACTGGCTGACGGTGGCCGAGGAGCTTCGCGCCGAGGTGTCACGCAGAGACGGCGACACGTACGCGATGAAGCGGAGGCTCTGCGACTCGCCGCTGCTGCTGCTCGATGATGTGCGCGCCACGCTACGCAAGGACGGCGAGGACACCGACTTCGTGGCCGACGCGCTGCGCTACGTGATCTGCCAGCGCTACGACTGGATGAGGCCGACGATCCTCACGATGGACAGGCCGCTCTCGGAGATGGAGCCGCGGCTGGTATCGCGGCTGACGCCTCCGCGTGGCGGGCTGGTCGTGGTGCTCGATGGGAGGTGGTGGCGGTGAGGCAGTTCACCATCCTCAACGCCGACGTCATGGACGGCCTGCGTACCCTGCCCGATGGGTCGGTGCAGTGCTGCGTGACGAGCCAGCCGTACTGGGGACTCCGCGACTACGGCACGGCCTCGTGGGACGGAGGCGACCCTGGATGCGACCACGTTCGTCCAAGACAGGAGCAGGGTCCTTCTGGTCAGCGCGCCGATAGAGCGTTCACCGGCCGTACGCCGTTTCTTGATCAATGCGGCCGCTGCGGCGCCCGGCGCGTGGACCGGCAGATCGGACTGGAGCCTACCCCAGAGCAGTACGTCGAGCGGTTGGTCGAGGTGTTCCGCGAAGTGCGGCGGGTGCTGAGAGTGGATGGGGTGCTGTGGCTGAACCTCGGAGACTGCTACCACTCCGGGGACCGCGGCGGCTATTGCAATGACGCGCACCGATGGGAGAAGAGCGAGCTGCAAGCGAAGAATCGGGGCAACGCCGAGACGATCAGGCCGAACCGTCTCCCGCAAGCCGGACTCAAGGACAAGGATCTCGTCGGCATTCCCTGGCGCGTGGCCTTCGCTCTCCAGGCTGACGGCTGGTGGCTCCGCAGCGATGTGATCTGGCACAAGCCGAACCCGATGCCGTCGAGCGTGACCGACCGACCGACCACAGCTCATGAGTACGTCTTCCTGCTGAGCAAGAGCGCGAGGTATTTCTACGACATGGAGGCGATTGCGGAGCGTGCCGTTCACGCGGGGCGAATCGTCTCCTACGACGGCACGCAGAAAAACACCGGGCACGAGAACAGAACTTATCCCGGCACGAAACCCAGGGATATCGAAGTAGGCGAAACCCGCAACGCCCGCTCCGTCTGGACCATCACCACCAAGCCCTTCCCCGAGGCACACTTCGCCACGTTCCCTCCTGAGCTGCCGGAGCGGTGCATCCGGGCGGGTAGCAGAGAGGGGGACACCATCCTCGACCCCTTCGCCGGAGCTGGCACTACCGGGCTCGTCGCCCTGCGTCTCAACCGGCGCTTCGTCGGCATCGAGTTGAACCCGGAGTATGCGGCGATGGCTGAGAGTCGCATCATCGGGGACGCCCCGCTGTTCAACAAAGAAATAGGAGTCATCCCATGACTGATGAAGAGCGTCTGACGTGGCTGGAGGATCAACTATGGAACGGGTGGACAATCGAGTGCCAGCCCAAGATTGCGGAGTACATCCTCACGTCGGAGCAATACGATCAATGGATAGCACAGGGGCTTCGCGAGGTGATCGACATGGCGGCAGGCGATGCGTGAATGCGCCGACATCGCCCGCCTGCGTGGATGGCTGTGCTAAGGATTGCCAACGATGCTCCGCTGCTCAACACCGCTGGCGGTGACCTGTGACAGATTCCCGGACAGATTCAACGCCAATTCTGTCACGGCACGGAAACGACCTCGCCCGCTACTTCCTCCTAAGCGCCGAAGAGCTTCGCCTTGGACTGTCCCGCCCGGAGGACTGGCGAATCCTCGACCCCGAGGACTTGCTAGGATTACTCGATGAAGGTGCTGGAGAAAGACTGGCAGCAGACGGTCATCGAGGCGGCGCAGACCCTGGGGTTCAAAGTTGCGCACTTCAGGCCAGCGAAGACGACGAAGGGTTGGAGGACGCCAGTTCAAGCTGACGGCGCTGGCTTCCCCGATATCGTGATGGTGCGGGGCGAGCGCATCATCTTCGCGGAGTTGAAGAGCGACACCGGGAAGATCAGCGCGGATCAGGAGGCTTGGCTTGAGGCTCTAGGCCAAGCCGTGGAAGCCTACGTCTGGCGTCCGAGAGATTGGGACGCCGTGGTGGCAGCCTTGAGCGCTAGCGGTCCCCGATCCACCCGCGCACCAGCCAGATCAGGCCAGCGCCAAGCGCCAGGATCACAGCAGCGAAGTTGAGAGTGGTCATCGGGTCCATGTCGGTTTCTCCTGTAGTCACTACGATACAGGCTCCCGAGGTATTCCGCTGTTACGCCCTCCACAGGCTCACGTTGTTTCACCGTGGGGGTTGACAGGCGTGACGGGGCGGACGTACACTGGACGCCATGAAACAAACAACGCCACCCGCAAGCCTCCGTCCTAAGGATGCCGCGGCATACCTGGGGATTGCCCGTGCAACCCTGTACCGCTACGTTGAGGCCGGGATCATCGAGCCGCCTCGCCAGATCGGCCCAGGAGCCGTAGCATGGCGCAGGGAAGATCTGGACGAATGGCTGGCATCACGCCCGATGAGGGAGACGCCAGCCTGAAACGGCGAACCGCCGGAGCGACCCGGCGGCTCAGACCCAAGCGGAGGAATCACGAAATGAGTCGAACGAAGGATAGCACGAAGACCTATTACCTGCACACCCTCGATGGTATGCCAGCGTTCTTCGATGGAGATCAGATCGTCTTCACCGTACCCGGTGGATGGCACCGAAACCAACAGAAGCTCTGCACCAGCCTGCGCCAAATCCGCAGACAGCACGAGGATTCAAAGCGGTGGCGAGAGGCGCAGGGGTTCGAAGAGCACACCGAACACGACTATGCCCGTGTCGTAGTGCCTTCTGTTGAGGAGTCGTCATGATCCGCATCGTCTGCGCCACCTGCGGCCAGCACACGGCCCCGGGCGAGTGCGAGCACTGCGGAGCCGATCCGAGCGACGTGTCCCCGCTGCCGTGCGGAGAGTGCGACGGCATGGGTAGAGTCCATGTCCTCGAGCCTCGCCGCTCGCGCTACGACCAGGGCACGGTCGAGGCGACCTGCATCTACTGCCTCGGCTCGGGACGGCTCGACCGGCCCTACGAAGACGAGCACTGGGAGTCGGCGTGGAGAGCCACGGCGGACATGCCCCGCGAGGAGCGCCTGCGTCCGACGCTGTGGGAGCGGTCCATCGATCAACTCAAGGAGGCCCTGCGATGAACTGGAAAACCGAGATAACTGGCGAGGCGCATGGGCTCAGGTACGAGGTCATGGCCAACGACTGTGGCTACAGGTGCGGCTACGTCCTCATCCCCAAGGGACATGCCCTGTTCGGGGTTGGCTATTCAGACAACGCGCCAGGAGTGTCGGAGGAAGAGGTCGCGGAAAAGCCAATCGGCAAGCGCGGGATCATCTCGCTCATTCTCTCCTCGGACTCGGATGGAGTGCGTCTGGACGTTCTCTTCAACGTGCATGGCAGTTTGACCTTCGCGGGTCCACGTTCCAACAGGTACGAGTGGTGGCTCGGTTTCGATTGCGGGCACTACGACGACGGCAAGGACTTCGAGCTGATGTCGGAGCAAGCGAGAAAGCACTACGCGGGGTGGCCCAGCGAAGGCCCTGTTCGCACCGCTTCCTACGTGGAGGCAGAGTGCCAGAGCCTGGCCGCTCAGATCGTTGCCCGCTACCCAATCGCTGACGAGGCTGCGCTCGGAGGTGCGAAGTGACAACCCCGGCAGCAGCGAATCTGTACCTCGCGCAGCACCTCTCGGAGATCGAAGGCCGCAAGGTCGCGGTCTACAACCCGCACGGGAAGCCCGTCGAAGAGCTGCCGGTCATCTACGGCTGGAACAACGGCGGTCCCCCAGGTCTACTGAGCGCCGTCCTGTTGGCCGAGGACGGCACCGGCATGGGCGGGCACGCCTGCTCAGCCGAGGGCTACATGCTCCACGACCTCGGCATCCTGGAGGGCTGCCGACCGGATCGGCACGAGGGGTTCAAAAAGCACTACCCGGACGGCTACCGCATGGAGTGGGTGCCGACCGATCAGGTGCTGACCAACCCGGGGCTCGAAGAGGCATACCAGCGCAACCAGGCCAAGGCCGTGCCGGGAGGTGCGAAGTGACCTCCCTCGGCACGATGAAGCCAGGAAGCCGCTTCGCCCACCCCGTGACCGGCGAGCCGATGCGCCTGCTCAGGGTCTACGCGGGCTCGGTGTTGGTCCAGCCGGTGAGGGGGCAGGAGCGAGAGGTCAACGGGCGTCGGTTCCATGCTTCGGCAAAGGCCGAGACGTGGAGCCGGGCCACCAGGGTTGGAGGTGCGTGATGGACAAGAACTGGATCATCTACGCCAACGAACGCGGCTTGACCGGCACGCTGCCAGAGCACCTGATCGACCGCAAGATGCCGAGCGGAGCCCCGACGTGCTCGGAGTGCAAGCGGCTCATGTGGAACTGCACCTGCGAGAGCGAGTGCGACCTCTGCGGGGAAACCCTCGTTGGTCAGGGGCTCTGCGGGGACTGCTACGGAGGGGATGAGTGATGGACGCCGAGATCGCCCGCCCTACGCGGCGAGGAGTCTCCTTGATGACCGGACCTCACTCTCGCAATCACACCCACCGATTCGCGCCCGTCAGTGGACACCACGCCACGGCGAAAGGCGGACGCGATCTAGATATCCGCTCCACCCTCCTGCCCCAAGGGGGCCGGTCCGCTTCGCCCGGAACGGTCCCCACCCTCCTCGTGGCGGTGGACCTATCGGTGCTGGCGTTCTCGTTCATTGCCGGGAGCATCGGCGGCGTACTGTGGGCACGGGATCTGCCGACATGGGAATTGCTCTTCGTGTCCCTGGTCTGCGCCTTCGGCTGCATGGGATGCGCGTGGGTGCTGTGGTGCGCAGTGAAGGCCGGGAGACGGTGGTGAATATCCTCCCCTGCCCATCGGGCCACCCGGCATCAATCTCGACGTGGGAGACGAGAGCACCGAACGCCATTGCCTTTCGCCGCGTTCCATGCATTCGATGCTTGACCTGCGGTTGGCGTGGTCCAATTGCTCCAACGGTTGAAGAAGCTATTGCGCTCTGGAATGAGCGCACACATCAGACGCGCCACGACAACGGCGCAGAGACGGGAGACGAATCATGAACCTGAAAGCAGTTGCAACGCTGCCGGGTACACCGGCAGCCAACATGGAGCCCGCAGGCAGTCGCCTCAAGCTCCTCTTGTACGGTGACTGGAAGGTCGGCAAGACCACCGCCTGTTGCCAGTTTCCGCAGTCGTTCTTCATCGACACGGAGCAAGGGGCCACGCAGCCTCAGTACGTCGAGCTGATGAAGAAAGCGGAAGCTCACTACTTCTCAACGAACGAATTCGATGAGCTGCTGGGTGCAGTCAGGGCTCTGCTCTCGACCGAGCACGACCGTAAGACCCTGGTGATTGACCCGATCAGCACGGTCTACACGGACCTGCTGGAAACCGGCGAGCGCGTCAAGGGTGACTCGTGGGGGAAGCACTACGGCTACGCTGATCAGTTTATGAAGAGGCTCTTCCTTCTGGTGGATCGGCTCGACATGAACGTGATCGTAACCTCGCACGCGAAGCCCGAGTACGTAGGCACCGGAGACGCCAGAGAGGCGACCGGCAAGCTGACTCCTGATGCATGGAAAAAGCTGCCCTACGTCTTCGACCTCATCGTGGAGTTGCGGCGCGTGGGCGAGAAGCGAGTTGCGGAGATTCGCGGCTCGCGGCTCGGGCAGTTCACGGACGGCGAACGCTTCGATTGGAGCTACAGCGAATTTGCAGAGCGGCTCGGAGCACAGGAGTTGGAACGGCTTTCACATGCCGTCGATCTGGCAACGGAGCCCCAATTGAACGAGCTTGAAGCGCTGTTCTCGAAGGACGGGACGACCGAAGAGCAGAAGGCGAAGCTACTGCGGCGAGCAAAGGCTGCAAGCTTCGAGGACTGCACCGCAGAGATCATGGACAAGATCATCGCCGGAATGAAACGGCGCGTGGAGGAGGTCAAGTGAACAGCTACGATCTGGCTCAGTACGACGACTCATTCAAGGGGGCCGAGGTGCCCGCTGATGGAGACTTCCCCGCCCTTCCTGACGGACCCTACGGTGTCACTGTGGAGAGGTCGGAGATCAAGCGTGTCTCCAAGGGGAAGAACGAAGGGAAGCCGATGATCCTCGTCGGCATGGTGGTCGCCTCTGGAGACTACGCGAACCGCTGGATCTGGAAAACGATGGTGCCTTCTGCGGACCCTCAGAGGATGGGGTACATCAAGCGCGATCTTCTGCGCCTGGGCATTCCAGAGAGCGCCTCGTTCCATGACCTGCCGGACCTGCTCGATGAGATCAAGGGGAACGCCGTCGAAGTGAACCTGGTCACGAAGGGGGAGTACCAGAACGTCTACATCAACGGTCCATCCTTCGAGAAGAGGAGCGTTGAGGATGATCTCGATATCCCCTTCTAGGCAAATCACGGTCGGTGACTTGGTGGGTGATTTGCTCACCAAGTCGCAAGCCCTGGAGGAGGCCAACGAAGAGCTGGTCAAGGCTTCCGAGAAATGGGCCTACGCTGAGAGGGACTATCGGATGGCCTACTCAGTGGCCTACATGCAGGCCGAAGGGGCGGTAGAAACCCGCAAGGTATCAGCACATGAGCGGTCGCTGAACGAAGAGCTTGCCCGCAATCTTGCCGAGGGATTCAAGGTCGCGGCATTGGAGAATGTCCGCTCTCGCAGGGCACAGCTTTCAGCGACTCAGAGCGTGGCGAATGCGATCAAGGCCGAGCTAGAGCTTGCGAGGACCGGACCGTGAAGCGCTCCCCGCTCAAACGCCGCACTCCTGTCAAGTCTGTCAACACGAAGCGCCGCAATCGTAGGCGGGAGACTGAATTCGGACCGCAGGCGGACTTGTGCCGTGCTGTGCCATGCTGCGCCTGCGGCCACAGCGCCCCAAGCGATCCTCACCATGAACCACCACGTGGAAGCGGCGGGAAGGATGGAGACACCATCCCGCTCTGCCGTTCGTGCCACATCCTGCGCCACGCCAGCGGGAAACGGAAGCTGGAGAGGATGTACGGAATCAATCTCCTGTCGGAAGCGAAGAGGATGCAACGGAGTGCGGCTGACTCAAGCTCCGATCTTCAACAGACCCCGAGCCAAGAGCACTCGGGAGAGGGCCGGGGTAGTCAGCCGCTCCGGTCCTTAGGGGGAGGGAGTCAGCCATGAGGAGCTTCCGCGAAGAGCTTGCCTTCGCTCGTCAACGGGAGGCAGAGCTGCTCGAAGTCATGGAGGAGTTTCGCGAGCCCGTTGGGGATATCACGACCCTTTGGCCGATTCTGAAGCCTGATCCTCTGGTAGCTGATCTGTCGCCGGTGGGTGAGGAGCGCATGACGTGGTGGCAGCGGTTGTTTGGGGGGCGGGTGTGACTGTCTCATACGCCGACTTCATTGCTGCGAAGACCCATCTTTGCGGCGACGGCGGATTCGATCCCCTGTGGATGCCGGACTTCCTGTTCGATTTCCAGGTCGCCTTGGTCGAGTGGGCAATCCGCAAGGGACGGGCTGCGATCTTCGCAGACTGCGGGCTGGGCAAGACGCCGATGCAGCTCGTATGGGCTGAGAACGTGGTGCGCAAGACGAACCGCCCGGTGCTGATTGCCACCCCATTGGCCGTCAGCTATCAGGTGCTGAGAGAGGCTGAGAAGTTCGGCATCGAGTGCGAGCGGTCGGTGGATGGATCAGTTCGTCCGGGTGCTCGCATCATCGTGACGAACTACGAGCGCGTAGACCGCTTCGATTCTTCGGCTTTCGCCGGGATGGTGTGCGACGAGTCAAGCATCCTCAAGAACTTCAACGGCGTGCGCCGCGCAGTGGTGACGGAGTTTCTCCGCACGCTGCCGTACCGGCTCCTATGCACGGCAACCGCTGCGCCGAACGACTACATCGAGCTTGGAACGAGCAGCGAGGCGCTTGGAGAGCTGGGCCACATGGACATGCTGTCTCGATTCTTCAAAAACGACCAGCAAACATCGAACATGAGAACGATGCGGCATAACGGAGGTGCAGCGCCCAAGTGGCGCTTCCGCGGTCACGCCGAGCAGCCGTTCTGGCAATGGGTCTGTTCGTGGGCCAGGGCCGTGCGGCGACCATCGGACCTCGGCTTCGATGATGGGCGGTTCATTCTCCCGGCACTTGAGGAGCGCTCGCACGTCGTGGTGGCGAACTCGCTACCCGAAGGGATGCTGTTCCCCGTCCCGGCTGTCGGTCTGGCAGAGCAGCGCGAGGAGAGGCGGCGCACCATCGATGAACGGTGCAAGCATGTCGCCTCCCTGGTCGAGCACGACAATCAATCCCTGGTGTGGTGCCACCTCAACGCCGAGGGCGACCTGCTGGAGTCATTGATCGCTGACGCTCGGCAGGCCAAGGGGTCCGACTCGGACGATGCGAAGGAGGAGACGTTGAGGGCCTTCGCGGACGGGGAGCTTCGAGTCCTGGTCACGAAGCCGAAGATCGGTGCTTGGGGATTGAACCTCCAGCGGTGCTCGCACGTCACGTTCTTTCCGTCGCACAGCTACGAGCAGTACTACCAGGGAGTTCGCCGCTGCTGGCGCTTCGGACAAGAGCATCCGGTCACGGTGGATATCGTGACCACCGAAGGCGAGGCCGACGTGATGCTGAGCTTGCAGCGCAAGGCGGCGCAGGCCGACAAGATGTTCGATTCTCTAATCCAGCACATGAATGAATCGCTGCGGATCGAGCGGACCAATCCATACACCACGACACCGGAGGTGCCATTGTGGCTGTGAAGTCGCAAGAGATCACGAAAGAATACGCGCTCTACCTTGGCGACTGCTGCGAGGTGATGCCTACCCTCCCTGACGGAAGCATCCACCTATCCGTCTACTCGCCTCCGTTCGGGGGACTATACAACTACAGCTCAAGCGAACGCGACCTGTCGAACTGCCGCAGCTACGACGAATTCTTCGAGCACTACGAGTTCGTCGTGCGCGAGCTGTTCCGGCTCACGATGCCGGGGCGGTTGACCGGCGTTCACTGCATGGACGTGCCCTCTGGGAATTCCGGCTGCGACCATCTGCGCGATTTTCCTGGTGACATCATTCGTCTGCACGAGCGCCTCGGCTTCCGCTACGTGGCCCGCTACGCGGTCTGGAAGGAGCCACTCGGGGTACGCAATCGGACCATGGCGAAGAACCTTGCGCACAAGTCGATTGTCGAGGATTCCAGCCGGTGTTCCGTCGCATCCGCCGACTACCTCCTGATGTTCCGTCGAAAGGGCGAGAACCCGGTGCCAATCGAGCACCCGAACGGGCTTACCGAGTACGCTGGCGCGAGAGAGATCCCGCACGAGCTGTTGTCCTACCGAGGGTGGACAGGAAATCAAATCGAGAATCGCTACTCGCACTGGATCTGGCGACAGTACGCGAGTGCCTTCTGGGACGACGTGAGGATTGATCGGGTGCTGCCTTACAAGGCAGCGAAAGACGAGGAGGACGAACGTCATGTCCACCCGCTACAGCTCGACGTGATCGACCGCTGCCTGTCCCTCTGGAGCAATCCTGGCGAGGTTGTGGTGACGCCGTTCATGGGTGTCGGATCGGAGGTGTATTCGGCAGTGTGGCATGGCCGCAAGGGCGTGGGCATCGAGCTGAAAGAGTCCTACTACGTCCAGGCCGTCCGGAACGTCAAGGAAGCCCTCAAGGAATACCGCGATAGCCAAGATCAAATGGACCTGCTGGCCGGAGCCTCTGCATGACCCAACTAACCCTTACCGGCCAGCCGATCCCCAGCCCGTCTGAATCCGCCCTGAAAGAGCGCGACCGCCTGATGCAGGAGACGCTACAGAGGGCGCATGACAGGTGGAGGGCCGGAGCCCTGCGCGTGATGGAGGATCTAGCCGCCATGCGGGATACCTTCTGCGCCGATGACTGGCGGGATGAGTGTCTGCGGCGAGGAGTCGGTGAGCCTCCGCACCCGAATGCATGGGGAGCGCTAGCGCAGCAGGCTTTGAATACGCATGTTATCCGTCGCACAGGAGAGACGACGGCTTCGAGACGCAAGCTGGCACGCGGGAGAGCGTTGCCTGTTTGGGAATCTGGTAACGGGAGGAAGAGATGAGCGAACGACAGATCACGAGAGAGGAAGCCATCGAGCGGGTGGAGCTCCACCTGCGGGGGCTCTGGAGTAAGACGACCCAGGAGGAGGCCGAGGAGATTGTCGAGGCCATCGGGGCCTGGGACCAGGAGGACGAGATCGCGAGCAACGAGTGGGAGTGGACCGATCTCAAGAAGACGATCAGCAGGGAGGACCTGTGGAAGCTGGCCGGACCCAATCGCTGGTACGGCCAGGGGCAGCGCCACGATATCGCGCGATGGGAAGAGGACCGTGACCTGGTCGAGGCCACGGCCCGCGCCCTCGGCTATGAGGTGGCGGAGGAGGACGAGCCTCCGAAGCTGCCGAGGGGTTGGAATGTCGAGCAATTCGGGGGAACCCCTGGAAATGAGCGTTGCCGTCTGACTCTCCCCGGACGCGACGATGGCGGGATTGTGTATCTCTATGTGCACGGCGTGGAGGATGACGTTCTCCGCAGCATTCTCGCCCGCGCCCTCGACTCCCTGCACCGGGACGACGGGGAGGTGGAGCTGATGGTGCCTGTCTCCGAGATCAAGCATAGGGGATCCGAGTGGGACATTTCACCACACCAGAAGATGCTGATGGGGCAATCCGCCGTCCGCGCCCGGAGGGTCCGGCCGTGAGCGAGCTGATGCTGGCCATCATGGAGCTGGCCGAACGTCTCGGCGTCTCGAAGATCAACGAGCTTCCCGGCTGCTGGGAGCACCGCGTGGATGAACACTGGTGGATCGCGCTCAATGGCCACCGGGAGGAGACACTGTGCGAGAACGGGACTTCGGTTCCCCCGTTCCACGCCTACATCGAGTTCAACGACTGGCCGGCCGGCCTGGTCGGTCTCAACGGCGGGGCTATCGCTGCTGGGACCATCGCCAACGAGGACTCCCTGCTGGCCGCCTTGCGCGATGCGGCGGTGGCTCTGGAGCCGGAGGACGCATGAGCAGCTTCGCCGACGCCGCCCAGGTGCTCCTCTTTTTCGAGACGTCGGGACGAGCCGACGGCGCCCCGCATCGAGACCCGAGAGACCCGGGAGGATTTACCAGGTGGGGTATCTCCTCGAGGTACCACCCCGACACCGACGTGCCGAACCTGACGCGCTTGGAAGCACTCGATATCTACAGGGTGCGCTACTGGCTGCGCTTCGGTGTCGGTCAGCTCGACAACCAACAGGTCGCCACGATCTGCTTCCTGGCCGTCGTCAATCCTGGATTCCGGGCCGCCTCCAGGGCGCTCCAGCGGGCCTGTAGGGCGACGATCTCTGCAACAGGCGCGCGGTCCAGGTTCCGGAGGCGGACGGCATCATGGGACCGCTGACGGTCGCCGCGGCCAATGCCCTGCCGCCGGAGGTCCTCGGCGCCGCCTACCGCTGTGAGGTCGCACGCGAGTTCGCCGAACGGATCATCGAGAACCCGGCCAAGGCAGTCTTCGAGCGGGGCTGGATGGCGCGTTCGATGCTGGACGGCCTGCCGCGAGAGCTACGAGAGCTTCTGCGTAACGGCGAGCGAGCCCGCGAGGCTGCCGCTCACGTCGTGCGGGTCGAGCCCGCCCCCGGGGAGCCGGGATCGGAGGGGGAGGGGTGACATGGTGGCCCGTGAGCTGATCGAGAAACTGAAGGAGGAAAACGCCGCGCTTCCGTGCCACTGCGAGGACTGTGGGCTGGGCTATTCCGTGGACGGCCACGGGATGCCGCTCACCCAAGATCCGTACACCTGCGATGACTGCGGTGGCTATGTAGACGAACCGCCAAGGGAGGACACCGATGCTCAACCGTGACCTGCAACCCCTCGGCGAGACTACCGTCCGGTGGATCTGCTATCGGTGCACCGAGCCCGCCACCGGCCAGTGCACGAGTTGTGATCGCCGGTACTGCGAGGACCACGGCGGGAGCGTGTACACCGGACCGGTCGAATCGAGCTGCGACGACCGGGACTACGGGGAGAGCTTCTGCGAGACGTGTCGCACCGGAGAGGAGCCCACCGAAGAGACTGTGGCGGACGGAAAGGACGAGATGGTCGCTGAGACAGATCTGCTGTGCTGGGGACGCGACGAGGAGTTCGACAAGCCCGTCAGAGTCTTCAAGGTGGACTGCGGGATCTTCTACTGGATCGCTGCCGAGAATCCGTTCAAGGCCGTCTCCATGGTGGAGGATCTAGAAGACGATCGGGACCATTGCGATCGCGTCGTCGCAGAGGTTCAGGAGCTGGACCAGCTCAATGCGACGGCCTTCTACGACGAGGACGAGGGAGAGTCTCGCACGATGGCCGCCGAGTTCAACCGCGACCCGTCGCCACGGGTCATCGCCTGTTCCGAGTGGTGAGAGGAGCCAAGATCATGACTGGCGAGATCGCCCGCCTGCGGGAGCTGCTGGC